TAAAATGCCTCCGGCTGATGTAAAGTTTATTTTAGATAATGATACGCTAAACCGAATTAAACGAGCGGCTTCTACTCTTGGCCACTCTGAACTTTCCATTACTGGAAAAGATGGTGTGTTAAGTCTATCTGTTGTTGATAGTCAAAACGCAACATCAAACGCATTCTCTATTGATGTGAGTGGAGAATTTGCTGGAGATAACTTTAACTTCATCTTTAATATTGCAAATCTAAAAATGATTCCGGGTGATTATGAAGTTGGTATTTCTTCAAAACTTATTTCACATTTTGTTAACAAAGAACTAGGCATCGAATATTGGATTGCCCTAGAAAAGACATCAACGTACGGAGTATAATATGTCAGATAAAAAAGAAGAGCAGCAACAGGATCCGCATGCTCAAATCTATGAAGTGTCTAACCGAGCTTCTCGCAGTATGATTGCTGTGATTGATACAATGTGTCAACGTGGCGCATTTAAAGGTGAAGAACTTTCTACAATTGGTAATCTTCGAGATCAGTGTGTACAAGTAATTCAAATGTCAGAAAATTACCAACAGGAAAAAGCGTCTGCATAATTTACTTTCCCGCCAAACTGTGTTACAATATTATATTATGAGGGAAAATTATGTCAAACGAATTTCTATGGGTCGAGAAGTATCGACCATCACGTATCTCTGAAACAATACTGCCTCCTAGACTTAAAGAAACGTTTCAGAGTATGGTAGATACCGGTGAATTGCCTAATATGCTTTTCACTGGTACTGCCGGTCTGGGTAAAACGACTGTTGCCAAAGCTTTATGTAATGAACTCGGTTTAGATTATATCTTAATCAATGGTTCAGAAGAAGGCAACATCGATACGCTTCGTACTAAGATTAAACAATTTGCGTCTACCGTTTCATTACAAGGTGGATATAAAGTTGTTATCTTAGACGAAGCTGATTATCTTAATCCACAATCTACTCAACCTGCTCTTCGTGGTTTCATTGAAGAGTTTAGTAATAATTGTCGATTTATTCTTACTTGTAATTTTAAAAATCGTATTATTGAACCATTACATTCTCGTTGTGGTGTGTACGAATTTAATACCACTAAAAAAGAAATGGCCGAGCTCGCTGCAGAATTCTTTAAACGGTTTATAAATATACTCGATACAGAGGGCGTACCGTTCGAGAAGAATGCTGCGGCTGATCTCGTAATGAAATACGCTCCAGATTGGAGGAGAGTATTAAATGAAGGACAAAGGGGTAGATTTGGCAATAGCGGCATTAATGCTAACGATAATAGCACTGGCCTTAGCACCATTAGCGATTTGACCAAATATCTAAAAGACAAAGACTTTAAAAAGATGAGGCATTGGGTCGTTAATAATATGGACGTTGATGCCTCATCAATCTTTAGAGGGTTATATGACAATATGACTAATATTGTTGCTCCTCGATCTATTCCACAACTTGTTCTTATATTGGCCGATTATCAGTATAAACAAGCTTTTGTTGCTGATCATGAATTAAACGTCGTTGCTTGTATGACAGAGATTATGGCAAATGTAGAGTTTAACTAATGCTAATTTTGTATACACAACCCAGATGTCACTTTTGTGAAATCATGAAACGTCTACTTGGTAAGATGGACGAAGCTGAAGGATTTCAAATAGTTGATATTACTCAAGATGCTGAAGCTAAAAACTTTCTAAGAAAAAGAATGCATAAGACTGTTCCTATGCTTTATTGGAGAGTACCGGGTCATGACGTTTGGATCAATAAAGATATTGATACAAGAAAATTAACTGGTGAAAATTTAGGTCAAAGAATAAGAGAAGCAATAGCATCGACTAAAAAAGATAATTGTCTTGTATTTGATGTTGATGGAACTATTACTCCAAGTCGACAATCTATTAGTCCAGAACATAAAGAAATCTTAATGCAGCTTGCAGAAAAAGTTGACATATATCTTCTTACTGGATCTGACTTTGCAAAGACAAAAGAACAAGTAGGTGAACTTACTAAGGCTGTTAAAGGCTGTTATCAATGCGCGGGAAATGAATTATGGGTAGATGATAAACTTATTCAATCTGCTCCTGAATTTAATATACCAAAAATGATGGTTGCTTGGTGTAAACAAAAATTACATGAAAGCCCTTTTCCACATCGTACCGGTAAGAAACACATTGATCTACGTCCTGGTATGATGAACTTTTCTATTATCGGAAGAGGCTGTACTAAAAAACAAAGGCAACAATATATCGATTATGATATTAAAAACGGTGAAAGAGAAGCTTTAGCTAAAGAGTTTAATGAAGCATGGCATGGATATTCTGCACAAATAGCCGGTGAAACTGGAATTGACATTGTAGAACTTAATAAAGATAAAGGGCAGGTGTACGAACCTTTAAAAGAATTGTATAATAGTATTATCTTTTTCGGTGATGATACTCAAGATGGAGGCAATGATTATCCATTTGCTTCTAAAATACAATCATTCCCTCATCGTTGTTTTCATGTTGAAAGTCCAGAAGAAACCTTTGAAACACTCAAATCTATTGAAAGATTATTTTTTAATGAATCCCTTTGAATTTCTAAACTCTATCAATACCACTAAAAAAGATGTAATAGTAGATGATATAACAGAAAAAGCTTACAATAGTTTTATGGTTAATCGTTCACTTTCTTATTTTAATGACACAGCTATTCTCGCAAATGAGATGAATCGTTATCACCACCTTGACAATAAACTACAATTTGACTTTCTTATAAATATGGTTAGAAAGCGTAAACGCTTTTCTAAATGGATAAAGCCTCAAATTGAGAGTGACGTTGAAGTGGTAAAAGAATATTATGGCTATAGTAATGAAAAAGCCCGCCAAATATTACCTCTTCTGTCACCTGAACAAATAAATGGGTTAAAAAAGAAGGTGAATAAAGGTGGAAGAACAAGTACTCGTTGAGTGGTCTCCAGCTACAATGTTGGAAGTTACTCTAAACGAACCAGATGATTTTCTCAAGGTTCGTGAAACATTGACACGAATAGGTGTCGCATCTCGTAAAGATAAAAAATTATTTCAGTCTTGTCATATTTTGCATAAACAAGGCAGATATTTTATTGTACATTTTAAAGAGCTATTCTTACTTGATGGTAAGAAAGCAAATCTTGAAGAAAATGATGTAGCTCGTAGAAATACGATTACGACTCTAATGTCAGATTGGGGTTTGGTTGAAATTCAAAATGCTGAAGAAGCAAAACCATTAGCGCCACTCAGACAGATTAAGATTATTCCTTTCAAAGAGAAAGACCAGTGGGAACTCTGTCCGAAATATAATATCGGAAACAAATGAATGATTTATACATAAGCCCTTGCAAACAGATATGTCAACTTAATCAGGTTGATAAAGTTTGCAAGGGTTGTGGTCGTACTATTGAAGAAATTACAAAATGGCCAAAGATGACTTATCACGAAAGAATGAAAATTATGCAACGCTTAGGTTATGGAACTAGGCGTAAAAAAATTAATCGGAAATAAACAATTGTATATTAAGATTATTGATAATTTTTTATCAGATCATACTCTCAATGAAGTTGATGAAGAGCTTAAAAATATAGTCTGGCCAAAGCACTTTACTCGTTCAGGGTCAGATATGTATGAAAGCACTGAACTTGAAAAATTACCGGTACTCAGAAAATTATATTTACAATATTCAAGTTCGTCTTGGTTAAAATTTTTAGAAAATGAACTTGGCATATCAGGTATAATGCCGGATCCTCATCTTATTGGAGCTGGATATAGCGAAATAAGAAATGGAGGAGATCTTAAACCACATATAGATTTTAATTGGAATGATTCTATCAAATTATATAGAGTAGCATCTTTAATAATATATCTTACTGATGATCACACTGGAGGTGAATTTAAATTAGAAGATAGAGAAGCTATAGAAACTAAAAGAAATCGTGCATTACTATTTGAACATAGTGAAACAATTAGGCATATGGTATTGCCTGTGACTGGAGTAAGAAGAAACGTTAGATTTTTTTATTATGCTTCAAAGCTAAAACCGCCTGAAGGTTATCATAGAAGTCTTTATGGTTTTGAAAATGGAATTCCTATAGATGTCAAAGAATAAGTTTTATATTTGGGACACTTCACTTGACATTGATCCTTTTGATTTTCAAAGAGCTAAAATCTATAATAAAGATATTATTAGATTACTAAATAATAATGTTGAATATCTATATCTAGATAAAACAATTATTAATAAAAGACTTAATAAATTTTTAATACTAAATTATTTGCAAATCGGCGATTTTAAACCTTCATTAAAAATAGATATTAATAAAAAAATAAAAGATTTTTGTATAAAAAATAATATAAAAATTATAGTTTCATTTACTAGAGAATTACTAAATACATGGACAAAGGATAGACCAGATTCAGATCATATTAAAAAATTAGATAACGTATATTATATGTTTAATAAAGGATACTGTGTAAAAGGATATGATATAGGAATAAGTTTTTTTGACCACGCATATAATCTAGGTTGTTTTCATATTGATATGGAAGATCCAGATCATCCAGACCATAAAAAAATCCTCACAATTGAATATAATAAACCTATAGAAAAAACTAAAAAATTTTCTATTGTGACAGGTATGTTAATACGTGATAGTAGAGTAGGTTTTGTTTTAAGACTTATACGTGATAATTTACATAATCATCCAGAAATATTATTTACTAAAATTATGGGTAAAGATATTAGGCCTCACCATATTCCTTCAGAAGAACTTAAAGAAATATACGAAAAAAATAAATCGTACATTGAAGAAGATACCTTTTTAGAAGATAATATGAATATCTCTAAATTATATAGAGATAGCTTTGAATGGAGAGTTCCTGATATATTTTATAGCGCATTAATTAATGTTGTATTTGAAACTAGAGCAAGATCTACAGGATATGGTTCTTTAACAGAAAAAACATGGAAACCTATAATGGCAGGAATACCGTTTATATGGATATCTTTTCCACACCAGATGCAATATTTAAAATCAATAGGATATAAATTTTATAGCTTTATAGATTATACGTTTGATTCTATAAAAGATGATTGGAAGAGATATGAAGCGGTTTATAACGAATTTAAAAGATTGAACGATTTTTCTTTAGAACAATTAAAAGAAATGGTTGATAGCGAAAGCCATATTACAGAACATAATAAAAATATATTTTATAATAGAGATTATCATAGAGAACTAATGAATGTCTTTTCTACCATTACAAAAATTTGAAAATGAAATAGCTGAATTCTTTAGAGCTCCATATGCCGTAGCTACTGATTGTTGTACTCATGCTATTGAGATGTGTCTTCAACTTAAATTCTATGAGCAGCTGAATATACCAGCAAAAACATATGTCTCTCTACCTTTTATGCTTGAAAAAATTAGAATGCCGTATAGGCTTGTAGATAAAAATTGGAGAGACTATTATTATGTAGCTGATGATATAATTGATGCTGCTTTGTATTGGGAAAAGAATGGATATATTCCTAAAACAAAAATGTGTTTATCTTTTCATTTTAAAAAGCATATCAATATTGGCAGAGGAGGTATGATTCTTCTTGATAATAAAGAAGAAAGAGATAGATTAGTACGTATGAGACACGATGGCAGATCTATATACGAAAATAAAACTTATAATGAAGAAGATATTACAGATATAGGTTATCATTATTATATGACACCTGAAACTGCTTCAATAGGTTCTGAAATATTTAGAAAGAAAAAAGACTTAAAACCAGAAACTAAAGGTAGTGCTGATTATCGAGATTTAAGAAATTACGCTTTTTTTAAAAAAAAGTGAATAGCAGCTATGTACATTTGATATAACAACTGCTATATAAATAATACGGATGCCGAAAGGGTCCAAATTTAATCTTGCTTGACATAAAGGAGATAACAATGACAGGCGTACACTCACTATTCCCACGTTCATCTTTTGTTGGTTTTGACCATCTATTTAATGAATTAGAGCATGTAACAAGACACGCTCAAGACCACTATCCACCTCATAATATTCTTAAAACAGGCGATACAGATTATCTGATTGAACTTGCTGTGGCCGGATTTAGTCGAGGTGAACTAAATATTGAGGTTAAAGATCGTACTTTAACTGTGACAGGGGAACACGAATCAAAAGGTCGCGAATACATTCATCGTGGTATTTCTACGAAGAAGTTCAAACGTACCTTTAGGCTGTCTGAACATGTAAATGTAAACGGAGCAGACTTAGTGGACGGAGTATTGTCAATTGAATTGAAATACGTAGTTCCAGAAGCTTTGCGTCCTCGTAAAATCGAAATCGGTCATTACGAGGAATTAACAAATGACACAGACACTAAAGAGCTTCTTACAGAAGCTGATTAACAACTATCAGATGGCTAAAGCAATTAAAGAAACTGAAAACGAGTTGCGTAAGCTAACTGATAAAGAACTAAACGATATTGGCATTAGCAGAAGCGAAATCTATGCTATTGCCAGACAAGACGCTGATATGAAAAGATCTGAACTCATTGCACCATTTAATCCTAATTTGAAAGGGTTTGTGTGATGTTCTATGTTGAAAGCGTTACTATTGGTCGTCGTTCTTTTTTCTCCAGAATCTGGCAGAGGTTTAACACCGCCTGCGAGATTATTGGATATAGCAGAGCAGCAACACATCTCGCTTCTCTTGGATTCTATAAAGAATCTAAAAACTGTATGATGCAGATTGCTAAGCTAAAAGATAATAAATAAAATTAAGAGGGCTTCGGCCCTCTTATAGCACACATTACACGGAGGAACTATTATGTTCTCAACAGACTATCTAACAAACGTATGGATCGATGCGATCCAAAATGCAAAAACAACTTGGGTTAATACTTGGGTTAAAGATGAAGCAATGAGTGAACCTTTGCATGCATTTATTAAAACACAAACTGAATTCACTAAAGAAGCAGTAAAACAAACCACAACATTTGCAAATGCGGCTGGTGAAGCAATGGCTAAGGTAATTAAATAATGGCTAATAAAAACCCTTTTGAAATCCGTGCTGATATGTTGGCTATGGCTAAAGATTACATGGATCAACAATATCAGATTAATATGGATTTTGTTCGTAACTTATATGACCAAAACAAAGCTACTGTTGAAGAATTTCAAAAAGCTTGTGAACCATATTCTATCGAAGAAATGATGAAGAAAGCTCAAGAACTATATTCATTCGTATCTAAAAAAGAATGAAGTGGCTAATCTTTTTTACTATGGCTATAGCCGATCCGTTTGTTCTTACTAGCCCATTACTTCATTTCGAATCAAGAAATGAATGCGTTGATTATGTTAACGATCCTTCGAATGCGAGCACTCTTGCTATAGAAGTAATTGGACATGCTGGATTTAATGATACAATATTACAGGTCGGATGTATGTCTGAAGATAAAGTAAGAGAGATTCTTGATCTAACTATTGACACATAAGAAAAGAGGCGCTTCGGCGCCTTTTTTGTTTACATTTCCCTTAAAACGTGATAGAATAAACACATCTGTTGGATGTTTATTATTTGTCATTTTATACGTCAGTAAATCGCTATGGGAATCAAATCCTATATTGCGGTTATAACGATAATGGTGTTCGGGTCGAAAAGAAAATAAAGTTTTCACCCACACTTTTTATTCCAAGTAAAAATAAAAATACCGAGTGGATGGCTCTCGATGGAACTCCTGTAGAACCTATGGGATTTGCATCCATGAAAGATGCTCGCAATTTTATTGA